ATTTTCTTCAGACTTCTTTAACTGAGATTGTGCCATCGAAACTTCGTGGTCACCTTTTTCTTTTGCTTCGTTCACTTTTCTTCCTTGACAGTGTGCTCTTTGTGAAAAACCTTTTGGATTTTTACAGTCAATAGACTTTTTATATTTCTGAGACCAACCTTCACTTACTGCTCCACCATTTCCATTACTACCGTTACCATTCTTTGTAGTCTCAGTGGACTTCTCACCACTTTCCTTCTCTTCATGCTCACTATCCTTCATCAAACGACCAGAAGACATGACATGATGACCCACAGGAATCTTTTTGCACTTCTTTGAAGTGAAGCAATAATAGTAACCCTTTTTGCAGGATTTTTTCATTATTAGTTTTGAGTCTTATTATTATTTAGAAAACCTTGCTTGAGTAGTTTCTGAAGTTCTGACGTGGAACCAACAAATACTGCGTTATTAGTGACAGTGTTTGGTCCTTTATTGTTTCCAACATCCTCTTCCACATCTTTCAATTTCTTTTGTAAGTCAATTAACTTATCAGTAGTATCAGCAACACTCTTAATTAACTGACCAGCAACTTCATATGCTCTTGGACTTCCACCTTCACCAGCAAGTTCCATGATTCCATTGATTGCCTCTTGACCCTTTTCAATCAACGAATATAAGTTTGCTCTTGTATACTCATAGTCTTTTGAGATATCAGTTTTCTCTTCACGCTTCTGAATACTCTTTGGAGCATCATCAACCTCAACAATGCTGCTCTCAACATTCAGAGCTTCATCAATAGATTCAAATTCAGACATAAGTATCAGATATCAGTTTGTTGTGTGGGGCTATAAGACTTAGAATCACCAAGGTATTCCCAAGTTTCAGTGAATCCAAAGTCATCTCCAGGTTCTGCGTCAATAGGATCGGGAACGACTGTGTATCTCATTTCCCTCTTAGCAGTTGCTCTATCTGTAGTAGCATAGTTATCAACAATAACCTTACGGATAAGACCTTCTGGATTGTCGGCAACAGGACCAAACAGATATGTTTTAGCAGTGAACTGTAATGTATATATCAATGCTCTCCTTGTGGAGAAATCACCCTCATAGTCATCTTGCATTGATACACTATTCAATACAACTGGAATATCCCTCTTTTCTCCAATAGATTCTACAAGGTCAATAGTTAAGTTAAAAGATGGTTGGAAATATGGTAATATCTGCTCTACTATTTGTAAAGCATCATCATTCAGTTTACAGAAAATACTAAGTTCAAAACCAATATTGTAAGGAACTGGCATAAAAACTTTTTTCAGTTTATTGCCATCTTCAGTATCACAAGCTTTGAATGTTTGTGTTACACCAGTCTTTCTTGTTGGGTCATACTCAATAGATGTCATCTCAAATGACATTCTTGGTAGAGTAATTTGAACTGGTTTATCTAAGTTTGCTTGCTGCTCAAGTCTTGCTAGGAACTTTTGAGTTGGACTATATGCTAGGGGAACTTTTATAATACTGTTGGTATTACCTGCAGCATCTTTATGTTGAATATCAATGTCATTAAATAAAGTTCCAAAGGCAATGATAGTTTTACGAATAATTTCGTGATAATAGTATGTTCCTAACATTAGTAAGTACCAAAGGGATTAGATTCTGTAAAGTCTATGATATTGTCTGCTTGCAGTTCAAGTTCTTCATTTTGTCTGTATTTATCAGTAACAGTGTTTGCTGACGATACTCTAATATCATAAGTAGCACCAGACTTCGCACCAGTGATAGTTTCGCCATTGAAGAATGTACCTGTTGTGATACCAATTCTGAGAATATTGGTATCAGCATCCCAACTCTTGACTCTTGCTGTTGCTCCAGAATTTGAACCAGTTATTTCTTCGTTGAACCAGAATGTTCCTATTCCGGTAGTTGCTCCAGCACCAATTGTTACTGTTGGAGTTTCTGTATATCCAAAACCAGTATTTGATAGGTAGATATTTGATATTGTTCCAGCAGCACTTACTATCGCTGTTGCTGTAGCAGTTGTGCCAACACTTGGACCAGCAATAGTGACTGTTGGAGAAGATGAATATCCACTGCCACCACTAGTAATAACAACAGAATTTACACCAGCAGAAGAAGTTACAATACCACAAGTGGCAGAAGCACCAACTCCACCACCACCACTAATTGTTATTGTAGGTGCTACAGTATATCCAGCACCGGCATTTGTCAGTAATATCTGTTCTATAGAAGTTACATTACTCTTAGTTCTTAGAATAGCAACTGCCTCAGCATCCGTTCCACCAGCAGGAGCAGAAGATATTGCTACTGTTGGGGTGCTATTGTATCCAGAACCATCATCATTTAGAGTAATACTCTGAACGTATCCTGTTGATGTGCTAGCAACTGCAGTTGCTGTACTTGAACTATCAAATAGATATAGATCAATAATATAACCCTTATCCTCAATAAGAGTATCAATTTCTTCTACAGTTGTATCAAGAACTTCATCTTCATATTCGAAGAGTTCGCATTGAAGTTCGTAAACATAGTTTTTACCTAACTGATAGAAAGGTTTTTCGTGCTCTACAAACTTTACTTCAAAAAGTCTTTTACCTAATGGAAAATATACCAGATCTCCTTCTCTTGGTCTATCCGCAACTTCTATTTCATCACCTGCAGAAGCTTCTGTAGTTAAGAATGGTGAAATAAAGTCTTCAAATCTTTCCCTAGAAATAACTAAAGATACTTCATCTCTAACACTAACTCCAAACTTTGTCATTATATCGCCAGCACCACTATATCCTTCATAATTATTGATATATGCTTCTAGTAAGAAGTTGTCATCAAACTTGGATGACTGAACTTCTTCAATAATAGTTTGCTTCCTAACAAACTTTCTTGGAATATATGTTACATCGACACCATATATCTTTAGTTGTTCGTTTATTAACTGCTGAACTAGGTTTTGTTCCCCAGAAGAGCCTTGTAGAAAGAAAGGGTTAAGTGCCATTATCCAATAAAGTCGAGGGGTGGTAGTTCATATTCCATAGACATTCTTGCTTGTATTTCGTCTATTTCTCTTTCAGCATCATCATATATTTGTCTTCCGTTCAGTTCAATTCCTCCAGGAAGTTTTACACCATTAAACTTAATTAGGTTTTGTCCCCATTGACGTTTAATGAGAGCAGTCAAATACCTCTTTAAGAAACTATCGTTGTAAACACCTGTAAATGTGTCAGGATCTAATATTCTATGACAGTCAATAATGATGTAATCATCCTTAGACATACTTCCCCAATCGATGTCTAAGTATAAACGATCTTGACTCTTATTATATCTTATCTGCTTTTCTGGAGTAAGTAAGAAGTCAATGTCCTCCAAATAACTTTTTGTCATAGAATATTGTAAAAGTTCAACCGAGTTGAAATAATAAAGATCATTCAAAAACAGTTGATACTTGATGCTAAACATCCCACCAGAAATAGAACTGGTATCAAACTTAAATATCTTTTCAATTCCTATAACAGAATCTGGAATTTGAATGAAGTTGGATGCTTCGTAGAAGTTTGATGTAGTTGTTCCGTAACCACTAATAGTTGTTGAGGTAGCACTGGTAGTTACAATACCTACAGTATTTGTGCTTCCGTCTTGATTTGTTGCTTTACCTCTATTGAGATCTTCCTCAGTAAATCTATACTTGAGGTACATTCTTTCAACACCATCAAAATGACGCTCCTGGAAATACTGGAGAGCATCATCTACCAAATCGTCAATCTGGTCATCATCAACGTTAATTTCTAAAACTGGAGCACCCAAACGTCTCAAGCAGTAGTCAATAAGTCCTTGGCGTGTTGATGGTTTTGCCATTTAGAATTCCCCAGCAGATAAATTATCCGTCTTTTGTGATGGTTTTTTTCTTGTTCTTAGTTTATTTAATTCCTTCTCTTGCTCGTTCACCCTTTCAACTAGTGACTTTATAGTTTCATTAGCAACCATAATTTTTGCTTCTAATGCAACAGTCTGAGAGAGTAAATCTCCAGACTTTTGTTGATATACAGTTATCAATGCCCTATAATCAGTTTCGTTCATATACTTTCACTATAAAAAAAGGTGGGACTAGCCCACCTATATTTATATCTCTAGTTAATACTAGAACGCACCACCATCTACGGTTATATTTTCTAAGACTCTTTGTGTTCCATCATGTCTTATAACTTCAGACTGACCTGCAGCATCATTTACCCACAATGAACCAATTTCAAATGATGCATAAGTAGCGATTGTCATAACACTACTTGACTCTGTTAGGTCAGAACCAACTACTACTCTACTTACAGAATCATCCCAGAAAAGACCCGCTTTTTTAGCAGCAGAACCAGTATGATAGTGGAATAGAACACCAACATCAATGTTGAGGTCTGATACTGGTGGTACTAATGTTCCGCCACTATTTACAAGTCCAACCTCAATTAGACTATCTTCTACTTTTAGTGTTTCTGTATTAACTTCTGTTGTAGAACCTAAAACGAGAAGGTCACCATTAACAGTCAGTGACTGGGCAATAGAAACGTGAGCAGTTGCATCAGCAATAGCAATTGCTTGAGTTCCATCTTTTGCTTTAATATTACTTACTTCAACATTGGTAGCATCAACTGTCGTTGCAACGACAGTTGATACCACTGTTAGAGTGGATCCATCAAAAGTTAGATTTGCACTATCTTCTAGAGCACCGCCCGTTCCTGCAAGAACGACTCTGTTATCAGTTAGATCTTCTACAGTGGCAGAAGCAAATGTTGCTTCTCCACCAATATCTAAACCTCCATCAAACGTACCAATACCAGCAAAGTTGGCGTGTCTCCACTGTTTGGTGGCATCTCCACCAACATCATATGAATTATCGTCGTTTGGAACAAGACTTGAAATAAATTCACCAGCAACATTAATGTCATCGGTGTTTGCATCACCAAGGTTGATTGTTCCACCTCTGAAGGTTGCAACACCAACAAACTCAGAATATCCCTGAACATTCAGGTTTCCGTTAACAGTTACATTTTTATCAACACCAAGACCACCGTCAATTTGAACGGCACCTGTATTACTATCACCTAAAGTGTTATCTGTAGTATCAGTAAATGTTGCTATACCAGTAAATACTGGATTGGCAGAACCACTTGCCCAACTTAAATTACCATTACCATCGTTGGTGAGAACAGTGCTTGTAGCACCTTGTGTTCCTGGAAAATAATAAGTTACAATTCCTGCAAGTGCTGCCGGAGAACGAAGTGAAATATAATCAGTTCCATTATCTGTCCCCTCTACGAGGTTTACACCCCAACCAGTAGTTCCTGCACCAATGTGCCAAAAACGGCTAGAACCTACTAATTGATTGTTATCTGTGGTGGAGTCAATACCAACATACAGGTCATATCTGTCTGTTGTAAATCCGGGTTCACCTGCCCTCAGTCCTGGGAGATTAGTAAAGAGACCCCTCTTAAACTGTAATACAGGAGCAGCCATCTTATTTTTCTATTTTATATATCTATTTATCTATCAAAAAGTTCCATAGTCAATAGTATCGTCTGAAATTGAGTCTGCAAGATCTAATATTTCTGCAGCATCTACGTGTATGTACTCCGTTCCATTAAACATTACAAATGTATTCGTTGCCTGAGCATCACCGTTCACATTTCCAATCTTCACCAAATCATCCAAAACTAAGTTTGTTGATGAAATAACTTTTATAGCATCTTGCTGTCCAACTCTTACTGATGTTGTATTATTGTTTGTTTTTATTACTTTATTTGACATAACAGATTCTTGTGCTGCTACTATTATGCTGCTATTTTCTGGTGTGATGCTTATTGTTGTTGGATTAGAACTGGTTGATACTTTGATCACCATTAGAACTTGGTTACTCCCGCCCTTACTAATGCCATTCCTTCTACAACTCTAGTCATAACTGATGAAGCGTCCGTGACAACTACATCATAAACATAACGACCTTCTTTAAGAGATGCTGTTTGTGATGTACTCAGACCAATTTTAATTTGACCGCCAAGTGCATTATAAATTGAAGACGTAAACGTTGTTGCTGCAGACGCACTTGCGTGCTTTCTCATTTCTGCTTTGATAGTGTAGTTAGTTAAAACTAATGGAGAGTTAGTTGCACCATCTTCCAGCGTGAATATCTGATTGAAATCAGTTCCACCATTAACAACTATATTACTGACGTATACTGCCATCGTATCAGTGGTCTTTAGAAGTATTTATGCCAAACCAAAATCGAGACTGGTAAAACTAGCAACGACTTCTTGCTGTTTTAAATATAACTTAAGATAAGACTTAGCATACTTTTTCAGGTCGTCAATTTCTAGATCATCAATAAGACGTGAGCACTTCTCATACTCAAACATCTTACACATTGTTTCTAGTTCAATTTTGTCGGGATCCATTGATAATCTCCATAAGTAGGGACTTGATTTCACTAATATCTTCTTTTATTTGATCTATTTCTTCCCTTCGCCTCTTTCTTTCATCACGCATTCTAATGTATTGTGAATATCCTGCAGTATCGGTATTTACAATAGCACCAGATTCATCTCTATAAAGATTCTGGTGCCCTTCAACTCTTTTCATATCAGGCTAGAGCGATGACTTTAAGATTTTTAAATCTTGGTGCTCTTGCTTCATTTGTTCCACTAGAGACAATCTTAATTCTAAAACCACTAAACTGTTCGAGGTTATCAGCAGTAAACTGATATTCTAGGAACTGACCATCCGCACTTGATGACACAAACGCATCTGGTTTTCCGTTATTAAGAGTTTCATCAACAACAACATCACCATAACCATCACCATTAGTGTCTTTCAAGTTATCATATCCAGGGAATAACTCATATGCTTGTTCGACATTATTGGAGTCAACTTTTACTAGTTGATAGAGAACTCTAAAGTCTGCGGAAGAATGACGATAAGCATCAACCAGAACTTTAATAGATGTTGCTGGTTGTTTTAGATTGACCAGGTTAGTGACATAAGTGGACAGGTGTGGATCATCAGTTGTAGAATTAACTAGTCCATTAGCAGAGTAGTTTGATACTGGGTTGTTCAGTCTACTTCTACCAAACACCACACTTGATGTATTAACATCAATAGCGGGTGATAGGTTAGCATCAGAACTTTGTAAAGTTAGTGCTAAAGTGAATGACTTTCCTTTAGGTAGATTTGATAGTGTTGCAATTTCAGTTTCATTTACTTCAGATGCAACAAGTCTTGGAGTCAATATTTCATTCGTACTATTCAAAGTAACGTTCTCAAAACCTTGATCAATAAACGATACTTCTGCTCCACCAGCACTAGTTGCAGACACAGTTCTCATTTGAGACTTAATTGATACAGACTCATCTGGTATTAACAAACTAAACTCTGGGTTAATTGTGTTGAACTGAATGTTCCTTGATGCGGAAGCAGAACCACCACCAACAAAGTTTTCGTCAGTAAAACTTAACTGACCATCATTGGCGGTTCTATCACCACGATTCAATTGTAAATGATATGTATCATAGTCCCTCAGAGCAGAGAGTTGTTGACTATTTGGTAGGTTATGTTGTGTGTTTATTCCAACCAGAGAGAAACCATTTAGTTGATATGAATAAACTTTGGCATCAATTTCGTGTATTACCGCAGTAGTTCCAGCTACACCTCTTTCTGCTATTGTTAGTGTTCCATCTCCAGATCCAGAACCAGTATTTACTGAATCATAGTAAATAACTTCATCATCAATTTGCACATATCCTTTCTGAGTTGTTATTCCTTGGAAAGTTTGGAATAAAGATGTATTAGCAACAGAAATTGTGGCGTCACTAACTGTTAGTTTTGCATTTAGTGATGAAGGTACAGTATTTGGTTTTAAACCAGAAATAGTAACCAAGTTGGTATCTGAATGCATACCGTGGTTTATCTGCTGAATTTCAATTACATTTCCTTCATAAAGGTCACTAATAGTATCTGAGGATGTAATGTCAGTATTAGCATACGATGTTGCTGTTCCGTTGCTATAAACTACAAGATCATCTCCAACAGTAAACTCTTCTCCTTGAACGTTTGTTAGATACAAGGTATCAATTGTGTTACTTACCGCAGAAACGCTAATTTGTGCTCCAGTACCCTTTATGACATTAGATGTAGTAATACCAAGAATATCGCCAATAACATATCCAGTTCCAGCATTAGTGATGGTAGGATTGCCACTTATTGTTCCTGCAGAAACAACTACTGTTGCCTGAGCACCAGTTCCATTTCCAGTAACATTGTATAATGGGACATTTGTATATGTTCCATTACTGTAACCAACTCCAACTAGACTTGTAGTGACAGTCTGTAAAGGACCACCAGTTTGTTCAATGTAACCATGAACAGCATTAACAGCAGTACTATCACTTACCTTTTTACCAACAGTTAGAATGTTACCCATATTAGTTGATGGGTCAATGCCAACTCTCAGTTTTCTTGGTAGTGTCTTAACTGCTTCTTCTTGTAGAAGAGTGCCATTACTATTGCCGTCAGAAATTATTGGGTTGTAGAAATAAGCAACTCCAGGAGTATCAGTAACAAACTCTGCCTTATAGAGTTTGAACTTCATATCTTGATATTGATTGGTAGTCCAAATAGAACCATTTTGAGACTTAAATAGACTTCCTCCAGTATATTGTTTAGACGCTACTACGCTCTCAGCATCGGGAAGATTTTCAGTATTGACAGTCTTTTCGCCCATTTCGGCAATCCAGACCTCAAACAAATCCGAATAAGGAGATATTAAGACTAAGGCATATTCCTGTCCTGCTTCCAAATAAATTGGTGATGGGAACTTAATATGTGTCGCAACAGAAGCATCATCGGAAACTTGAATAGTTTCTGGTTCTAATGTTGCTTTAGCATATGGTGCTGCAAGTTGTGTTGTTGGTGTTCCCAACTCAACAGTTCTCAATTCTACAAAACACTTATTACTTTCATCTTTATTACCAAAATAAACATCAGCACCAGTAATAAATGCTCCAGTTTCATCGGCAGTAAATGTTTGAGCTAACGGATCGTATGCTTGAAGTAGTGTAACATCCCTAAATGTATCAATTCTTCCAGTAGCAGTATATTGACCCTCAGCCTGACTTGTTAATTTACTTCCTGGAAGAGGTTCTTTATTTGTAACACTAGAGGTTAACTTAAATGTGGAAGTTCCTGTAGTAAATTTGAATGTTGGTGCTTCTTTATTTGGATTTTCAAAGAATAGTGAACCAATAACGTCTCCAAAAGCGTCCGATTTCAATATTGTATTACTTGATGATTTTTTCAAAGTTACAACACATTGTGCTCCACTAGTCTCTCCGTAAAGAGTCATTCCATCAAAAACATATCCTCTAAACTTGCCAAGAACTTCTTCTTCTAAGGATTTTACATCAAAGTTTAGAATGGTTGAAGACTCGGAATAAACTTGAGGTATTGTGGAAGTGGGATTGTATGGATTGAATGAATATGTTGTGGTTGGTTCTTTGATAGGACCCGTTTTGTGATTTGCGTTGGCAATTCTACATTTAAATTTATCACCATCAATGAATGTGTTAGTACCAATTACAGTTTCTCCAGGTTCAAATACACCAGACTGCATAGTTACCTGAACTATCTTTGGTAAAACGTAAATACCACCAGTTCCACTAAAGAATGCAAAGTGATTGGTTAGTGGTTTTAGACCAGATGCACTGAAAGTAACATTCCTTGAACGAATATAAGGATCTGCTACGCTTGATTGCAATTCTCTTCTAGTTCCAATTTGTCGAGTTACACCTCCAGAACCAGAGACAACTCTACTACCACCAGAAACAATGACTGTTGTAGTCCAACTATCAGTTAATGGACTTACATCAACAAAACCTGTAAATTCTATAACATTGAATGGATTTACATTCTCAACTTTAGTTGCTAATGGTTGTTCTATCCATCCTTTTTCCTCATATTTTAGAGTTACAATATTTCCTGTCTTTTGAACGTTAGGATCTAAAAGATCATTATCTTCACTAAAGTTTGCAGTAGATAATTCTATCGATGGATCTAATGCTACTTGTGGAGTGAAAGAACTGAAGTCTACTGCAGAATTAAGTTCTCCTTTTTCTCCATCTATAGATGCTGTTGTTTGAGTTGAATCTGACAAACTTGAAGTTTTGAAGTCATCTACAAAGAAACCTGTTTTAAACTTATCAAATCCTTCACTATCCTGTACTTGTAATGTTTTAGTATCTACTTCCAGTAGACTTAATGATGTTGTTAACTCTAAGGTTTCAATTCTATCTTCAAGATCTCCAATATCTCTCATTGTATATCTTCTATTGTCAACCAAAGTGACCACAGCATCATCTACATTATAGAGATATGCTGGTAGTGCTATAGTTCCAATAACCATAGCATCATCTTGAACTTTTGGTTCCTGAGGAGATGTGGCAGAATCTCCTTCAATCAAAGTAAACTTACCTTCCTTACTCAGAACTACCTTATCAATTCTTGGTAGGTAGAAGTCATATCCGATAAGAGAACTTTCACCAGGAGCGACAACGAGAGTTGGATTTACACCAGCAGCTGCAAAGTTTCTGCTAGCAAATGTAAATGGTGAAGATGTAGTTGAAGTAAATTCAGCAACTCTTGGTCTAAAGTCTAAGGTATCTGTAGATCTAGTTCCATCAGACATTACTGGAATGTCGGTCTTGAATCTATCTGCACTATAAGAATTTACTGTATATACATTCCCTTCATCATTTGATGGAACGGAGTAACGATTAATAATTGCTAGTAGGCGATGTGATGGTTTATATGAACCTTTTTTAATTAACTTCGAATAATCATAGTATTGATCTTTAGTTCCTTTGTCTAAGGTGAATTTGCTAGTAACATTCTGATAATCACCATCTTCAACCTTTTGGACTGTCGATTCTATATTTGATTCTTGGAACTTTGCAAGTTCTCCAACTTCAAACTTGTTGGAATTTAAATATACAATTTCGACTCTAACAGGAGAAACTCTAGTTACAACCTGTGCGATAGCTCTACTCTCAGAACCTACCACACGCTCCCCAAGAATTGAATTTGTATCTAAACCAAGTCCAGATGGAAATTCGATGTAGTCTAATGTTGGTGCTGAAGAAGTCAATGACTCATATAGAGCAACTACTTCAACAACGTCTGGGAAGTTCAAGCAAATTTCTTTATCTTCTACTCTAGTTCCATAATATTGGGAATAATTTAGTCCACTTATTTCTGTAGAGGCGGCAGAAACAGTATTTGTAATATTTACCTTTTCACTTCTAGTTAAGACTTTTGACTTACTTGTAATTGAATTTTTCTTAACTGTAGTATTAACAGTAACATTACCAGACTGTGATGGAGTTAAACCTGATAATGTAATCGATGCTCCGCCAGAACCAAATGTAACTTGATCGGATGTCAAGTCTTCTATTGTTCCATCATCATAAAATACACCATATCTTTCCTGGTCAAATGATTCAAAGAAAGCACTACTGATACCAGTTTGAGATATATTAATAGTTAATGCACCGTCACCATCTGTTGTCTGACCTCCAATTTGCTGAGATACTGCTAAGTTTGAACCACTTAAGTTTACGTGAGAAACATTTTTCTCTTCTATTTGTGAATAAAGACCTCCTTTTTCTTGTGCTTTTGGAGCACCAACTGAAAAAGTTCCTGTAAAAGTGGCTGCTGGAAGAGCACCACTACATACATTGGCAATAGTCTCAACAGCAACGACAGTCATATTGTTTGTTCCAATTGCCGTAACCCTATTAAAGGTTTCATCAGATACACCAGGTATTTGATATCTGATAATAGAACCTACTTTTATACTGCTAAACTCTTTTCCAGGACAAGTAACAACACCACCCGTGGTTATTTGTACTGTATCGGAAACTCCAAAGTTCTTTGGTGTCTTTTTCTGTAAAACTGTATCTCCAATAAAATCAACATCAAGACCTAAAGAACCACCATCAGAGTTCTGATAGACTGACTTAACATCTTCGATACCATAAACTGTAACAGTTTGAATGGATCTAGATACTTCAAGCGATTCGTTAATTAAAATTTGCTCACCTTGAATAAATGTTCCTGAGGTTTGGGTTAGGGATAGTGTAGCAGAACCACCTGGAGCAGTGACAACATATCCAGATGCTCCACTACTGACACCTCTGATGTAAGAACTAGCGGGGACTTGTGCTGTAGTTACTGTTTCATTTAAGACTATAGTAGTATAAGTCTGAACATCAAACAAGTACAAATCCCATTCCGATGCGGCATTAGAATATGCTGCATCAGTTAAACCAAATGAATATACTCTTGCCTCACCAATTTGAGTTCCTGTTGCTGCTGTTGAGGAGGAACCTCTTCTTTGGTCTTGTAGTTGAACCGTGTTGGATACGTTGTTAATACCAAGAAAAGGTGTTCCCTGAACATTATTGAGTCTTAATACAGTTCCAAAGTCGAATGGAACTAAAGAAGAAGAAATATTTTTTGT